GAACTGATCTCAAAGGATTGTTAGCCTTTTGAGTCTTCTTCTTCTGATTATTCTTCTGCTTCACGCTTGAAGCGCTTTGGTTCTTGTTCATGATATGGGATACCTGATGAACTCAGGGACTATACATCGAATGATACCGGAGGCTTTCCCGTGTAGTCTCTCGACATTCCATTCTCATCTAATGAGTAACTTAGTACGGAACTATTAAGCGCAAGGCACCGTTTTGGGAAATTTAAATCATTCAACCCCATAGATAGTTTAACGTCATATCCAGGACCAAGAACCAACCCAATATGCCCCGGCCTCATCCCAGATAGCAGCCCAGAAAGGGTGCTGTCGGAATGATAGGAAGCCGGACGTGTTTCATCGATTTGAGACGAGATTTTCCCAATCTAGTGGAGGGGGGAATGTAAAATTCTCCACATTTGTAGTAAGGGCGGGAAACGAAGCTCAGTAGTGGCTTAGGGACTATACCTGGTGAAGGAAGAGGATACTCATATGAGAAATCCAAGTTCTTCAAGGCCATTGTTGAAGCCAAAAGCAGCTGTCTCCGATCTACAAAATGTTTCCAACCTAGCGGGCACGGAACTCCCATACCACCTAAACTTTTAGGAAGGAAGAGACTACGGATCATAGTCCCACCACCATTCAGACGAATTCTGCACTCTTCCCCAATCCGGGAACCATGTTGCTGGAACCATAGCCCGAGTAATCGAGCTTGGCGTCCTGGAAGAGAACCTTCCAGAACTTTGGGGAGTAACTCACAGATTTTCTTGTCTTTCAGGATCTGATCTGTTTGAGACCGGACCTTTGAGATCCCAAAAAATAATCCAGAATTCAAATAAGTAATCTGATATGGATGGATACCTCCTATCGGTAGGTCAATGGATGTACTGTTGAGATTGGAGTACCTTTCGTGAGTATAAGCTTTGCCAACTGACATATCAAGCCCAAGTTTCTTTCCCTTTTCAACATGCTGGCTCCATAATTCTATAGGGGCACAATAAAGTTGATCATCGCCGTTAATGAGACAGTGTAATTCTCGTTCTGAATCAGTCCAGCCTCGCTGGATCTGATCAGTTACAGAGAGATACAAACCGTAATTAGCGATACAAAGGATAATAAAACTTAGGATAGAGCCCATTAGTTGACCGCGTTCCATCTTCTTGGATTGGATACGAGCAGCATTCGGGTATATAAGCTCATGGGGGCCTAACACGTCCCAGGCAAGTTGCTGGGTAAAAGGATCGAGGTACTTCGTTAGTTCTTTCAAAATACGACCAGAATATTTCCAAGAGAGATTATCGGTTGCAGCCTTGTAATCGATGGAGAACCATTTCCAATTTGGATCTGTTCCTCTTGATAAGTCAATAACATCAGTAGGACATAACGTTCGACCGATCAAACGATAACAAGGTATCTCTCGGAGGATATCATGCCAAATCCTCTGGAGAGGCTTAGCACAATAATACTCAAGTGCAGGGCCTTTTGAAATTACACGGACTTTCATTGGCTCAACAATTCCCTGAATTTTTGCTGATAGAGTTCCCGATCTACGTGACCGGTATGCACACTGTAGTGCACTACTCCAGTCATCTCCTAAATCATACGAAACACAACGTATCTCCACAGACCGATGATAAGATCGCCCATTCAACCTCGGAACATACTTCATCGAAACTAGATCATCCGTATAGGGTAGGTCATAGTTTGCAACGTAACGACTCAACTCTCCAAAAGCTCCCGACTCGGATCGAGTTGAATTTAGACTCGCAGAAAGGGAAGGCTCTAATTCACTAAATGAATCAGGGACCCATCTTCGACTAGTTTCAAGAGCAATAGACTCCAACTGCCTTTTAAAAGCAGGGATCTCAAAAATAGAGTTTATCAGGTCGTCATCACCATCATCCTTGTTAACAAGAACTTTATAGTGATCTTCGTAGTTTTTGTTGACAATCTCCTCGCTAGAATCCAAAGTGGATTTTTTACATTGTAGCCAAGAGTACCATAAGTGAGTATTCTTTCGACTATAACTGAGGAGATGGGCTTTCATCCACCGCTTCACCGCTCCTACAGGTTTGAAATGACCTTGTTCTGGAGGGGTGGGCAATTCATTTCTTAGATATTTGGCAAGAGGGTAGGCCAAGAGTGCTTTCGCACTCTTCATCCACATCATCTCGTCAATGGAAACATCTAAATAGAAGTGAATCTGTGTTGATAGTCCCGTGCGAATTACGTGCTGGACCCCATGGTGCTGAAGCACCAGGTCTAAGCCGCGCACAAGGGCATTTGTCCTGTCCACATTGGTAACACCAGCTGGACAAACTGATGTTCTTTCAGAACCGCTGAAAGCCGGTGTGAGGACATCCCCACGTCGACTGCAAGTCGTTACTGAGATAACATTAGTCATTATCACGTAAGGAAGCTTACAAATTGGGTAGAGAACTTTTCA